TTGAGCGGATCCTTGCCGGCCATGAAGTCCCGCATCTCGCGCGAGAGCTCTTCGCGCCGCGCGAGCAGATCCTCGAGTTCTTCGGCGTCAGCCTCGCGGTGCAGGGCGCGGGCTCGGTCCGAGTCTGGATTGAAGGCCGCGCCGGTGCGTTCGACCAGCTTGGCGACCCAACCGATGACCCCGGCCCATTTTTCGCTCGCGCCGATCGCGCTGTCGATGTCCGCCAGCAGCAGCGCCCAGCTCGCGCTCAGCCGCGCCGTCGCGACCTGCACGCCGCCAGGGATTTCTTCGAACTTCTTCGCGATCTCTTCGCTCTGCGAGAGCAGCGCGGCGAACACCTGCTCCGAGGTCAGCTTGCCCTCTGAGCCCATGTTTCTGAGCTCGCCGACACCGACGCCCAGCGCCGCGGCGAGCGACTGCGCAAGCATGGGCATCGTCTCCATGATCGAGCGCAGCTCGTCGCCCTGCAGCCGCCCCGAGGCGAGCGCCTGGGCGAGCTGCATCATGCCCGAGTTCAGCTCCTCGCTCGACGCCCCGCCGATCCGTCCAAGCATGAGCACGTTTTCGGTGAGCTGCAGCACTTCCTCGTCGGTCGCGCCGATCGCGTCGGCCGCAAGCCGAAAGCGCGCGACGGCGCCAGCCACGCTCGAAATCTCGCTGCCGGTCAGCATCACGGCGCCGACCACGCCCTCCATCAGCGCCGAGGCGCGCGCCGCGCTGCCCGTCATCGCGGTGAATCGCGCCTCGAGCTGGCGCATCTGGTCGCCTGCGGTCACGATCTGCGACATGCCGCCAGTGACGACCGCCGCAGCGGCCGCAAATCCGGCAAGCTTCGCCGTCGCGGTGCTCACCCCATCCGCAAACCCCTCGAACCCGCGCCGCGCCCGACTGTCGAACCGCTCGATGGCGCGCGATGTGTTCGTCAGCGACCCGGTCGCCTTGCGCTCGAATGTCTCGAGCTTCTTGAGGTTACGGTCCATCGCGCGCTGGAACTCGCGGTCGCGCGCGGCGAGCACGATGGAAAGCTGCTCAGCGGTGATTGCCATCGATCTGCCTCAGCATGGCGTGATATTCCTCGCGCGTCGGCGCGTCCGATCCGGGCCGCTTGGGTGCATGGGCCCTGTTCCAGCCCGACCAGATCGCGACCGCATCACGCGGTATGAGATCGCGAACCTCTTCGGGCTTGAGCCCCATGATCAGCCCAGAGACGACGAACTCCCGGACGTCGAATCGCTCGCGTCTGGCCCCGTCTGGACCGGGCTTTTTTTTTGAGCGTCTGCCTCGGCTTCGGCGTCTGGCAAAAGCGCGACGCCCAGCACCGCATGGGCGATCTGGTAGAAGCGCAGCAGATCGCCAGGCGTGGCAGAGCCGATCACCGCGTCCGCCTCGTGATCCTTGAGCCCGCCACCGACCAGGCCGAGCGCCAGGAGGTCACGGATCTCCCGGCTCGTGGGCTTCTTGCCACGGCCCCAGAAGGCCTCCCAGAGCTCGAAGATGCCCCGGTGCTTGTCCTCGATGCGCTCGATCTCGCGCAGGCGCAGCAGCAAGACATGGCTGCGCCCGCCGATATATTCGACAAGCCCCCCGCGCGGGGCCTCTGCGGCGAGCGTCACGGTGTCGCGGTAAACGTGACGGCGTTACTCGAGCGCAAGCTGAGCGAATAGGTCGCCATGCCCTCGGTCTCGCCACCCCACTCGAGGCTTTCGATGTAGAAGCTGCCCGCGTAGGTCCCGAAAGCCGGGATGATCAGCTTGAAGTTCGCCTTCGGATCGGCTGCCATCGCGACCGTGTTCATGCGCAGCTCGGTCGTGCTGTCCTCGAAAATCCCGTCGCCGCTCACCGTGAAGTTTTTCGGGCCATTGAGGCTTTCGTTCCAGAGGATCCCGCCAGGGGTGGTGCAGTCAGGGGTGGTCGCGTCGATCAGCGCGTTGTTGATCGTGATCGACTTCGAGTTGAGCCCGCAGAGGTTCGCGAAAACCTCCGGGGTGGCACCGTCGCCGATCTGGACGACGACGGCGCGGCCGAGATGCTTTGCCATGTAGTTTCTCCTCAGGTTTCGATGATTGCCTGCACGAGCACGACGCCCGTGTGTCCGCGTCCCTCCGGGTCTCTCGTGACCTGGTAAGTCTGGCAGATCAGCTCGCAGAGCGTGTGTCCCGCGACCGTCACGGCGCTCTCCTGCCGATGCAGCGCCGTCCAGATCGCTTCGCAGATCCGCGCCGCCTCGACCCTTCCCGAGGCCGATCGGCTGTGCGCCTCGATCGCGATATCGACCCGCGCCCCGGTCTTGGTGTCGGTGTCATAGGCCTCGGGCACGATGTCGCCGAAGCGGACATAGGGATAGGTCACCGGCTGGGGCGGCTCGTCATAGACCCGCGTCGACACCAGCGCCGTCACCGCCGCGACCGCCACCAGCCGCGCCCGGATCCCGACCTGCACCGCGAGCGCGAAACCGTCAGCCACGGATCATGGCCTCCTTCACGCCTTGGCTGATCGCCCTCGAGATCCGCGATCTGAACTTCTTCGCGATATAGGCCTCGGCGCGCCTAACGTAGCGGCGCGGGGTCGTTTCGCCCTTGGTGCCTTTCTTGCGACCGAACTCGACGCTGCGCGCCTTGGCATGTGCTTTTCGGTCGCCCTTCGGTGCCGCCAGGACTTCGCCATAGAGCCTTTCGGACTCATAATGCGTCCGGATCCAGGACTTGAGCTCGCCTGTCTTCACCGGGACCAGAATCCTTGCGACCTTGGCCGTTTCCTCGGTGCTCGCCTCGACCGCGTCGCCGACCTTGCGCCGGACCGATCGCGGCAGATCCGCGAACTGCCGTTTCAGCCGCTGCATCCCCTGCAGTTTCACGTCGCCACCCCGCGCTCGATCAGGATCTCGATCAGCGCGCCCTTGGCGTCGGTCTGCACGATCGACCGGATCGCCCAGGTCGCACCGCGCGCCACCACCCGATCGGCCGTCGTGATCTGCTTGCTGTCCGCATCGCGCCGCAGCCGCAGCGTCGCCGTCACCACATCCTGCAGCGCGCCCTGCTCGACTGCTTCCTTGCCAAGCCGCTCGATGATGTCGCCCCAGCGCGTCAGCACCGCCGACCAGCCGCTGTAGGTGTTGCCGTAGGCGTCGATCGCGCCCGAGGTCAGCCGCTCGATCGTGACCCGCTCGCGAAGGCGCCCGGCCCGGCTCATACCGGCGACCACCTGATCTGCGACACCAGCGCCTCGACCGCGAGCGGCAGCGTCGAGACGATCGTGCCGATCACCACCGTTTCCCGGTTCTCATACCAGTTGCCGACCATGAGCTTGATCGCCGTCTGCGCGATCGGCATGAGCTGCGCCGGCAGCGCCGCCGTGAACTGGATCCGCACCAGGTCCGCGTCGGGATGGGTCTCAAAGCGCACGAAGGATCCGCGCCGATCGTGCAAGAGCTCGCCGGTCGCCGAGATAAACGCCTGCGACTGCGGATCGCGATAGGTCGCGGTCACCGCGCTGACGTCAGGCAGCGGCAGGCGCAGATCTCCATCGCCCCAGTCGTCGAAATCCTGCCGCCACACCTGGGACAGGATCGCGCGCCCCAGCACCCCGCGCCAGCCGTCGAGATGCGCGACCGCGGCGTCCTGGAGCGCGCCGATCAGCGCGTCGTCCGCGCTGTGCTCGACGCGCAGATGCGCCTTGAGATCGCTGGTCGAGACCACCGCGCCGACCGGGGCGGTGATGAGGCTCGGGGCATACATGCAGCGGGGCTCCGTCGCGCCAGAGGATGGGCCCGGGGCGATCTTGCCGCCCCGGGCCGCGTCTTGGTCCGACCGATCAGGTCGTCGCCGAGGCCGCCGCCGTCAGCGCAGCCGGACGCGCCGCCTGCGCGAGCCGCGCGATCGGATGCACGTCGCCCGCGCTCAGGGTCGTCCCCGTCGCGACGACGCGGACATAGCGCTTGGCGCCGGTGTAGCCAAGCACCCCGATCACCTTGTCGTCGTCGGTGTCGACCGTGTTGGTGATCGACACGACCCCGTTCGGCGTCTCGGCCGCCACCACATCGGTGAAGTCGGTCCCGACGAGCGTGTCGGAGTGCTGCAGCTTGACGGTGTAGCCCGAGGCGGTGCCGGCGTCCGAGATCGTGCCCGTGACGAGCGAGATCTCGCAGCCGGTCGCGCCGCGCAGGTCGATGGCGCTGGACGCGACCGCGGCGGTCCCGTTCAGCGTCACCTTGCCCATATGGACGCGCGTGGCGTCCCGCAGAGTTTCAAACATTCCACCCTCCTCAGGTCGAGCACTTGTTGAGCTTGATGGCGTCGAAGTTGGTCACGTCGCCACCCGTGCGCCGCGTCATCTCGAAGATGGTGTAGCGGCTGGTCTTGTAGGGATTGCGCAGGATCGTGAGACCCGCGCGATCGAGGATCGTGTAGGCGCGGCTGAAGTCCGCGTAGACGATCGGGAGGTTGCTCGACCCCTCGGCCTGCATGTCGTCCATGAAGACGACCGGCTTGCCGAGCAGGCGGATCTCCGCGACGCCGTCGCGCAGCACCACCGGGCTGAAGTAGTAGGTGTCGGACCCCTTGAGCTTCAGCGCAGCCCCGAAGGTCTGCATCTTCATGCCCCAGACCGCGTTCGCCTGATAGGCTGCCTTC